TTGAACAGAATGGCTTTCTCTGCCCCGACGATCTTTGTTGGATGCACGGACTTGATCTTCCAAGTCTCGTCTTCCTTCTTGTATTTCAGGTTCTTGACCACCTTGACCGGATCCTTCGGTCTGCGACGGCGAGGCTGTCTCAACTTCTTGGAAATCTCAACCTGATGTTGGCAGGCTTCGATGAGGCAATTGAGCCACTTGTGGTATTCCTTCAACTGCTTCTTGGTGTACAGCGAATAGGCTTCCTTCAACTGCTCGTCGGCCTTGCCCCCAAGAAGGGTTTCGATTGGATCAAGCCGCCGCCGAAACCACTCTGCGATTCGGGTTGCCTGAATACCACGAATATTTCTTTTCCGAATGTAATCGGCAATGACATTGCATCCATTCTTTGGATTCGTACTGCCGCCGATAAAGAACTGATCTTCAAACTGTTCAAGTTCACCAATGAGAATTGAAACTTGCTCACGGATGCGATCTTGAATATTGGGAAGCCCTTCCACCTTCTCCACCTCACGGATGGACTTGCCCTTCTCCGCAAGGTGCCTAATCGCCTTCAGGAGCCGTTCCTTGCGTACCTCGGGCAAAGGTGCCCCTAGACTCAGGAGCCTCGCCAGAACGCCTACAATGCATCCGGGTTCATGTGGGGCCACCTCATCGGGAGTGGTCGTAGTCTGCCCTGTACGGGCGACTGCCTTAATTTCAGAATCCCCGAAGTTATTGGCCTTCATGAATTCTAAAATCCACTTCCGATGGTCGTTGTCATCGGACATATGGTGATACCAATTTTCAGCCCGTGCCAAGGCACAAGCCCGTTCCACGGGATCTTTTGAAATTTCGTCCCATTGGGGTTCGGTTCCCCAATGAACCTGTTCGGCTTTCGTTGCCATGTGGGATATCTTATCGTCTGCTATTTTGATGTCAAGCCCTATTTGGGTATTGACATGGATTGGTTTGCTGTTATACTTATGCAAGCACCGAAGAAATCCCAAAAGGTTTGGGATCGATGCAGTTCATCTACAAAGGTGAATCATGTCAGAGAAGCACGATACGAAGACGCACTCCCGCAAGCCGCAGAAGGTTTGGGTGCAGTCCCTGAACAAGGTCGGACAAGTCAAGAAGGTTGAGCGTGATCCCGTGTGGGGTTCGCAGTATCTCGTCAGCGTCTACTCTCCTGAGTGGATCGGTGACACCCATCCCTATGAACACTTTTGGGTCAAGGAGGATGATGTGTTGCCCGTGAAGGAGAGGGAGGAAGCCTGAGATGCGAATGAGCAAGTACGATCTCCCCACGGACGAGATTGACATTCTTGCCCTTGATGCCTCCGATCCCTCCAACTATGAGGAGGAAGACGAGGATGAGTCGTGGGACGAGGAAGACGATCTTCCTGAATGGGATGATGAAGAAGAGGATGAGGACGGTGAAGGCGAAGCGGATGTTGAGGAAGACGAAGACGAGGATTGGGCGAACACCGAAGACGAAGACTTCTGAATAAATCCACCTTGGCTTGGGGATGATCGACCATCCCCTTCTGGCCCCATCGTCTAGTTGGTCTAGGACACCTCCCTTTCACGGAGATAACAGGGGTTCGAATCCCCTTGGGGTCACTTATGCTACAATCAACGCAATGAACATCTTTTACCTACACGAATATCCTGACAAGTGCGCCCAAATGCATTGCAACAAGCATGTGGTCAAGATGGTTCTTGAATACACGCAGTTGCTTTCCACGGCACATCGCTTGTTGGATGGCAAGCAATCAATCGTAAAGATAAATGGCAGGAACATGAAGCGTTGGACGCTTGAAAACAATGTTCTGAACGAACGGCTGTTTCTCGCTTCCCATGTCAACCATCCATGTGCTGTTTGGGCACGGGAAACCCAAGACCAATACCTGTGGCTGCACAGACTCCTGACGCACTTGCTCAAGGAATACTCCTTTCGCTACGGCAAGACTCATTCCGTACAGAACCGCTGTTGGGATGATTTGCGTAAGCATCCATTTGCGCTCAACAGCAAGCGTGGGTGGCGTGAGCCTCCACAAGCCATGCCCGATGATTTCAAAGTTCATGGGAACTCCGTGCTTGCATATCGCAAGTACTATGTCGGTGCAAAGTCAAAGTTAGCCAAGTGGTCAGTCCGTCCTGCACCCGATTGGTGGTCGCTAAATATCCTTACACAGAAGGAGAACACTAATGCCGTTCTATGACTACAAGTGTAAGGGGTGCGATCATGCATTTGAAGAGATGCTTCGGATGGCTGACATCGACAAGCCAACCAAGAAGAAGTGTCCCAAGTGCGGAAAGAAGAAAGTGGAAATCGTGGTGGGAACACCCGCAGTATGCGATCCCGTTCGCATTGGCGTTCGCCGTCCCGACCAAGGGTGGAAGGAAGTGATGGCAAAGGTCAAGGAAGCACACCCAAGATACAACATGAAGGGCAGACTAGGATGAACTTTCCGCAAATCAGGTCGGTACAGATTGAAGATTACGGGCGATTCTATGAATCACCGATGACGGGTCATTGGTATCCCTCTGTCACCACCGTGACGGGGTTTGCCAAGAAGGACTTCTGGACAAAGTGGAGGAGCAATCCTGAGAACAGGAAGACCTCCGATCTTGCCATTGCCCGTGGCAACATGATGCACGAACTTGCCGAGGCATACCTGAAGAAGGAGTACGAGAAGATTGACCGTGTTCCTCTTTCCGACAAGGTTCTGTTCGTGCAGTTGAAGAAGTACCTTGACCGCATCAACTCCGTGTATGCACAGGAGATTCCGATGTGGTCGGACACTCTTCGCATGGCAGGACGATTCGACTGCATCGGTGAATACGATGGCAAGCCGTCGATCATCGACTTCAAGTCTTCAAAGACCGAGAAGAAGCCTGAGTGGATTCTCAACTATTTCCAGCAGGCAACTGCATACGCCCACATGTGGGTCGAACGGACGGGGCAGAAGTTGCCTCAGATCGTGATCCTTGTGTCCTGCGACAATGGAGCAGACCAGGAATTCATCCGCAGTCCGCTTGACTATCGCGAGAGCCTTCGTGATGCCATCGACAACTATTGGGCAAACAACGATTTCAAGGAACTTCAGGAAAGGGCCAAGGATGCGTTTGCTAAGACGGCTGTTTCCGTGGCTTAAGAAGAATATTCCTCTTGAAACCAATGGAGAGGAACGCTATCATTGCGTCCGCATCTTCCGCAAGGAAGGCGACGAGATCGTCATGCTCCTGACCGAGAAGGAAATGGAGAATGGGATTCGTCGTGCCATCGAAAGAATCGGAGTGGTCCCTTATTCGGAGTAAGCATGGGTTCCATCGTGAACATGAACAATGACTTCAGCAAGGAAGTCGAAGAATTCGTAAAGAAGCAGAAGGAACCATCGTACATCGATGCGGTCCTGCACCTGTGCGAGAAGCACGGAGTTGAACCCGACACCATCTCAAAGTTGTTGAGCAAGCCGATCAAGGAACGGCTAAAGGTGGAGGGTCAGCAGTTGAACTTACTCAAGAGGGATTCCAAGTTGCCGCTATGAACGGCTACGAAGCATATCGAATCTATGTCTCCCTGAAAGCGCATTTTCGTGGCGGGAACTATGACTTCTTTCGCTACGGAAGACTGACTCCGAAGGTACAGACATACGAGACTCGCAAGGATCGCCACTTCTTCGACAAGTTGGCAAAGCGCCATCCATTGGAGGAGAACATGGTCAAGTTTCTCCTGTCTCAGATTCAGGAAGACCCGAACATGTGGGTTGGTTCCATGCTTGGCGAAGAAGCGAATCAGCGTTACCTTGAGTGGCGCAAGCGCAACGAACGGCTGTCCTACCAATTTGGTGAGGATGTCAAGACTATCATCAAGTATGCCTCAATCCATGAGAAGTTCACTCCAAGTGCATGGGGCAACATGTTCGTGGTTTCCGAAAAGGGCAACCACCCACGAATCCTCAAATTGCTGATGCAGAAGAAGATCGCTCCTGAATCATTCTGTGTCTTGGACGGGATGCTCAATTTCACCAAGTCATGGAATTCAAAACTTCAAGGCGATCCTGTTTGGGAAGAGATGAAGGCACGACTGAACGGCTACAAGTCCTTCGTACTGCATTTCTCAAACATGGACAATTTGAAGGAATCGGTGCGAAGAATCCTGTCTGAATCGGCAGAAACCAACTTGACCGCAGACTAGATACCTGTATACTCTTTACATTACCCATACTCACCATACTCACACACGAAAGGACACGAAACATATGGGATTCTCTGATCTTAAGAAGAAGTCAAAGTCGATGACGGAACAACTCTCCAAGGAAATGGAGAAGTTGACCACCAAGGGGGGCTACGAAAAGGATGACCGTTTCTGGTCGCTTGAGCGTGACAAGGCAGGCAATGGCTATGCCGTGATTCGCTTCCTTCCCGCCGTGGAGAACGAGGAGATTCCGTGGGTTCGGGTCTTCAGCCACGGGTTCAAGGGCAAGGGTGGATGGCTCATCGAAAACTGCCCGACCACCATCGGCAAGAAGTGCCCGATCTGCGAGGGTAACAACGAACTGTGGAACAGCGGAGTGGAGTCGGACAAGTCCATCGCCCGTGACCGCAAGCGCAAGTTGACCTACATCTCCAACATCCTTGTCGTGAAGGATCCTGCCAATCCTTCCAACGAGGGCAAGGTCTTCCTCTTCAAGTACGGTGCGAAGATTTTCGAGAAGATCAACGACAAGATGACACCCAAGTTCGATGACGAGAAGCCGATGAATCCATTCGACTTCTGGCAGGGTGCCAACTTCAAGTTGAAGGCCACGATTGGTGATGGTGGCTATGTCAACTATGAGAAGAGCGCCTTCGACTCCGCTGAACCGCTCCTTGAGGGCGAAGATGCAGAACTAGAGGCTGTTTGGAAGAAGGAGCATCCGCTGCTTCCCTTCGTTGCACCCGATCAGTTCAAGGCTTACGAGGAACTGAAGGATCGTCTGCACACGGTTCTCTTTACGGAGGCTCCCGAGAAGAAGGCCGAGGACGAGCCTGTGCGTGAGTCCCTTTCGCAGAAGTTCGCCAAGAGCAACAAGGCCGTCGAAGAGGCAGTCAAGCCTGCGGCGAAGAAGCCTGCTCCAAAGAAGGAAGACGATGGCGACGATGATGCCCTCGCCTACTTCCGCAAGTTGGCCGAAGAGGACTGATTGTAAAACTCAAACCTTTCGCGACTGCCGCTCGGAAACGGGCGGCAGTTGTGTTTATGTGGCGATCAAAGCCCGTGTCGGATCCATGTGGTGAACAGGATTTGGAGAAAGAGCAACAGGAATTGTGTTGTTGCCTCCTCCACCGCCAGCAACATTGTTTGTCATTGACGATGTATTGTTGATGATGACCGGTGCGCTGACTGCCTTTGGTTCTGCCATTCCCATTCTTTCGGAATAAGGCATGAAAGGAGCGGTTGTCGGGGCAGCGGCACCGCTTTCCCTCAGCATTATCGCTTCAGCATTGGCTCGGAACAAAGGACTTTCTAGCCTGCTTCTTGTCCGTGATTCGGTAATCTTTCTTTCGGTTTCCTGCTCTTCCCGAATCTGCGCCTGTGTTGCCATTTCCTGCCGCTTATCCGGTTCTTCGTCACCAAACCAATCAAACCACCCGAAGATCGTTTCCTTGACGGCAGCAAAAGCCTCATCAAGGACAGCGGTGAATTCGTCTATCCATGATGTTATGTTGTCGAATGCTTCCTGCGTATTTTCATTGAGATATGTAAGCCAGTCAGAGACTGCCGTGAAGGCATCGACAATAGGCCCAAAGATCATGCCAACGAACTTCATGATTCCAACGAAGATCGGCACCACAAGGTAGTCAAGCAATGGCTTCAGCACGAAGTCATAGATCATCTTCACCACTTCAAAGACCATCTTGAACACGAACTTCAATATGGCAAGAACGGGAGTGAGAAGAATCAACACGAACCCTACCAACTTGGCGACAATTTCACCGACCTTCTTGAGAACCGTGAATATCGGCTTCAGCACATTCTCAAACAAAGATCCGACGATTGGCTTCAGCGTATCGTTCCATAAGTCATATAGTGTTCCTCCGAGCCAAGAGAACACATCCGCAAAGACCTCAAAGAAACCTGAAACTTGGGTGATGATTCCATCAAGAGGCTTGGACAATGCATCATACATTGCCTCAAAGTCAAGGATGAAGTCGCTCAATCCGAGGGTCAGGAACGCAGCAATTCCTTTGAGCAATCCCACGAAGATGGACTTGATTACGCCACCAACTCCTTCGGTTTCCATCTTCTTGAAAGCCGAAACAATGGTTTCAATCACAGACGGAATAACTGACAGGAAAGGAATGTACTTTGCTATGCTTGCACCAAAACGGAATGCTGTCTTGAAGACTCCAAGAGCGGCCTCACCGAAGATGAATTCAACGGACTGCATTATCGTCTTGAGGATTCCTGCTCCTCCGCCCGAGAACATCGATGTGATTCTTCCAAAGCCATTCGAAACGCTGCTTCCGATGCTTGAGAAAAGTCTTGTGAATGTCGGAAAGAGACTTTTGAACGAGTTGCCTATGAATGTAGTCAATTCAAGGAACTTACCACCAACACGGGAGGCTATCCCGAGGAATACCTCACCTGTCAGCCTGACCACGGTGTTGCCAATGCTGTAAATTCTGTTTGTCAAATATCGAATCCCATCGACAAAGAAGGCAAGACCATCTCCAACGACACCGAATCTTCGCAAAAACTTGGTTGTCACATCAAGCATCGAAGTGACGAACGGACCAACAGACTTGGAAAACAAGGTGAACATCTTCCCGATTTCAAGGATTGCGGTCTTGTACATGGGTATCGCCGTGGCGATGAATCCTGTAATTCCACCCAACGCACCCATCAACAGACTCACAGGCATACTGACCTTTTCTGCTCCTGCTGCTCCCATTCCGAGGAGTCCGCGAGTCCCGCCCAACAGACTGCTCCTTGCCATCAAAGCGGCAGGCAGGGCCAACGCATTATTATAAATGCCTTTCAGCCCAGTTTGTGTCTTCGCCAATTCGTTGACTGCATTGGCCAACTGTTTGGTTGCGTCTTCCGTGGCCTTGGTGCCAGCCTTGCTTGCGTCCTTGCTTTCGTCTGCTGCTTCCTTTGCTGCCGCTGCCGCCGCTTTCTGTGCATTGGCGGCATCCTCAGTCTTGTCAACCAATTCTCCTGTGTTGGTGGCCGTGGTCTGTACAGCGTCCTTGATCGCCTCTGCTGTCTGTGCAGTCATAGCAACAGGAGTCGCAGGACTTGCGCCGGGTACAGCGGGAGCAGTACCAAGAACAGCCTCAACCTCCGTTCCTGTTTTTGCATTGTTGAGAAGATCACCTATGCTTGGTTGGTTCTCTGCTTTTTCCTTGGCGGCTTCTGCTGCACCCTTTAGGGAATTTTCAAGGTTTATACCGAATTCAGATGCCTTCTTGGTCATCTCCTCGAACTTCTGATTCGTATCTTGCAGCCTAGCACCGAGTTTCGTCAGAGGATCGCTGACATCCTTGGTAGTCTTGGTCAAATCCTCGTAGGACTTCTTGGCAATCTCAAGAGTGTCCTTCATCTTCTTCAGATTCAGACGCACCCCATCCACTTCCCCCGTATTCTTGTCAAATGCCTTGGTAGAATTAGAAAGACGCTTCTCAAGGTCTTTGAGCGAAGCCACAGCATCGTCTATTCTGCTTGTTAGACCGGCTAGACTGCTTCCAAGAATGTCTTCTTCTGCCATGTGTCCTTTTCCTTATCGGTGCTTGGCTTGCTCTTGTTCCATTCTCTCCTTTTCCTCTTTCACATAGTTGATCAGCAATCCAATGTAGGTCTGCCTTTCCCAAGGCATCATGTTCTCGATTTCAGTCAGGCTGAACTCATGTTGTTTCATCATTATAAAATTAGTCTGCATCATGTTCGCAAGTGACTCATGACACATCAGGATGTAAAAAAATCTTTGATCCCTCGCAATGTGTACTTGTTGTCCTTGCTGCACTTGTGACACACGAAGGAAACTTCCTTCTTGATTGTCGGCATGGTGTTGAAGAAGTCCATGATTTTCATGAACATCGGCTGTGACAGATTTTCGATGAACTCCTTGACTTCTTCCTTCGTGAAGTCCTTGGTCTTGTATGTGTTACCACGATCCTGTATCACTTCGATGCAGGCAGCAATCAAGTCCATTGCCGCTTCCGTATTCTTCTTGGTATCTGCGGTTTCGTCCATATCGGCAGTCTGCATGTCTTCGATTGTCGGATACCGCATGAGGACGCTCAACGAATCCGTGATCTTGATCGTCGTTGAGTGGTTCTCGGGCTTGATGACCTGTATTGAAGGAAGTTCGATTTCGATGCTGTTGGTTGCCTCGCATGAAGAACACTTGATTCCGACCGATGCCGTTTCGCCAACAGAGCGAATGCGAAGTTGCAGTAGAACATACTCAAGGTCAAACGGAGGAGCCGTATCGACATTTACTTGTCCAAAGGTGCAGTCTTTGATTACTTGCTTGGTAGTGGACTGAATCTGCACCGGATCCTTGGTTTCCATTGCCAAGAGAAGAACCTTCTCCTCCTTGACGAGGAATGGTCGGTACTTAACCTTCTTGCCGGTCGAAGGAAGTTTCAGTTCATATTCTGGTGTCGCAACAATAGGTATAGCCATTTTGATCTCCGTTAGTCAGGAATACTAATATTTAGACGGTCATCTGAAGGTTAGCCACGCTGGAAGAACCCGCCATTGTCCATGTCCTTGGTAATGACGGCTCCGTTGGAAGCGACATTCTTGTCCCGCTCTTTGTCTTTTGCGAACAATCTTCTGTTGAATTCTCTGAATTCTTCGTCTTTTCTTCGCTGCTCTTCTTCCAATGCCTCTTGATCGGCATAAGGATTGACAAACAAGGGGTCTTCTTCGGACTCTATCTGTCCAAGGGATACCGATCCATTGAATGCTGCATTTTGCCCTTGCGAACGGCTCAATAGATCATCAAGACCATTGGTCAGATCAGACTGGTTGAGTCTTTCCAACTGACGCTGAACTTCTTGGTCGTATGTCCTCAAGTTTACGAATTCTCTTGTTCCGAATGTCACATTCATCAGCAATGGCTGATTCTTTGGTGCCCATTCGACAGGACCGCCGTTTATTGACATTGCCCTCGGATACGCCTCAAGAAATCTGATCCCGGATATCGTCTTGTTGCTGTATGCACTTATGAGGTCTTCCATCTTTCCTATACTGTTTGGCACAAATAGCAGGGTTATCTTGGAGTCCTTGGCATAATCGTCATAGTACGAAGCATAGCGAGTGACGGGGTTGAGTATTCCATCCATCCATCCTTGAAACAGGTTGAGTTCAAACATGTCTTGGCTGCAATAGAACTGCAAAGACAATTCATCGTAGGTCGTGGTGTATGGAATGAATCGCTTTGGACCGGCGATGTTTCTTTCATGTGTGGAGAAGTATCTTGTTGGGATATTTGCCGTAAAGCATTGCAGGGAAAGACGAGTATCTAACTTCCTGCGGACAAACTGAATCTTCTCATCCAACCACGGGTTCTCGAACATCACGATGAACCGATTGGAAATCTGATAACCAAGCCGTGAAGCCTGCCCAACAAATTCCGTGTAAGCAGAGTTTGGCTGTATGTTCGTTGCTCCAAGATTTGGCTGCAAGAACGAAGACAGGTAACTTGGGGCCAGGGTCAATGCGTTTTGGAATACGGACATTAGAGCATTCTCCTTGATTGTTTCCAGACTTCTTCCCTGACGATGTTTGCGAACCGATCTATGGGCAGGAACAGCATGAACTTCCAGTAGATAGGCGGAACTTCGGTGACTTTGGTGACGATGTTCGAATAGTAGTATCGCTTGATGCTTGGCTTGTAGAAGCCCAATGCCTTGCCCTTCTTGGATGCTCCAATGGTCTTTGCAGACTTCATGGCTCCATAGGTCACAGCAATTCTTGCGTCTGGATTCTGGTCAAACTCAGGATCGTTGATGAATCTAGCGAGGTTGTTGAAGAAATTGGCACGATCAATTGGGTGCAGATAGTGGAAATTCAAACCAAGGAACCCATCGGTTTCCCGTTGCAGAACCAAGGTCAAAGGAAATCGGTCATAGAAAGGAAGGGTGGCTTCCCCTCTTGGTCGATATCCATAGAAGTAAATCTTTCCCGGCATCAGGCGGGATATGAACTTGCCAGAGTCTTCGATGATTGCCGTTGGCTTCATGTAACCCACCGAGGCCAAGTTGTCGCGAAACCACAGGGTGGCTTCGGCAGAAGTCATGTCTATGTCTTCGGCAAAGAACTTACGAAGAACCTTGATCGCTTCTTCTTGGCTCACTTCTTGCCTCCGAAGATGTCATCCTCCGTCAGAATTTGAAATTTCCACTTGCGGTCTGAGCAGAATTCCTGAGCCGCCTTCCACTTTGCATTATTGACCATCCAATCCCGTATTTCCGTCATCTTGCCCTTGGATACCTTAGCACCCACGCCCACAGGCATCTCTGGCTTGATGGTCTTTTTCTTGGGCTTGATCTCCACAAGAAGGGTATCCAGCGTCCCCTCCTTGCTCTTGACCTTTATCCAGAAGTCAACGAAGTAACGATGTATCTTCTGATCGAACGGGGAGCGATAGGGAACGATGATCTCCTCGGATGACCATTCAATCACATTGTCGTTCGTGTCGCAGAAGACCATGAAGCGTCTTTCCCACAGAGAACGATAGACGCATTGGGTCGGATCGCCTTTGTATTTCTGTGGGTTGGTTGGTCGGTAAAACCCTTTGTAACTTCCCTTTGGAATAGGTAGTCTCCTCAATTTTGTATTTAGCAGAACTCACTAAATAACCTTACACAGGAGACTTCAAACTTTGGATACCCCCTCATTCATCAAGCGTCTTTATGGGCAGGGAAGAGCGTTCAAGGGTTCATCGGATGGGCAGGCGGATCGTGACTTGTCGCGGACATCCCCCTTCCCGTACTCTCCCGCAGAGCGTTCCTTCTATCGATATCCATTTGATCTTGGGGACTCCCCCGAACATCAGAACTTCATGGTCTTCGACATCTTTGAAAATGACGGCGAGGGTCTTAAGTCCACCCGAGCGGAGGGGCCAAACTTTGTCACAGACCTTGCCAAGAAGTCTGATCTAATCTCCAAGGGATTTGATGCAGCCGCCAAGGTTGTTCCTGAAACCGGGGTTCTGTCGGCGTTGGCTTCGGATGTAGCCAAGGGACTAGGTGGGGCGCAATCTGGTTTGGCGGGAAACCTGACCAAGGTGGGCAACATCGCACAAGGGGCAAACTTGGTGACATCGGGAGTCGGATTTGGCGCATTGTCTGCCATCAACAAGGCGGCAGAAAGTGCTTTCCTTGAGGCAGGAAGGGGAGAAGAGGGCTTCATTCAGGAGTCGCTTGGGTTGGGTGGTCAGTTGAAGCGAGCAACCAAGACCATTTTCCTTTACATGCCGGGAAGCGTGGCAAGCGAGTACGGTACAAAGTACAGCGAAGACACGGAATTCAAGACCCTCGGCATGGTTGCTACGGGCATCGGTGGTGCCATGAAGAACACCATGAGCATGGCCACCAATGCCAGCCTTGATCCTTCAACGAAGGCAGCCGGTGATGCCCTTGCCGTGCAACTTGGAATGGGAACCGTCAAGAAGATCGAAGATAGCCTGAAGAACACCGCCGAATCTCTTGGACAAGAAGGCGACTTGAATCTCAAGAAATTCCTTGAAGCATCGCAGCGAAGGGTACAGAACCCGTATGCCCTCCAATTGTTTGAAAGCGTAGAACGAAGGACATTCTCATATAGTTTTGAGTTCTTTCCGAAGAATCCCGATGAGGTTGATGAAGTCTATTCGATCATTCGGACATTCAAGAGATATGCCCTCCCCGCAAAGAGCCTTGGTGGAAGATTCCTTGACTACCCTGCCGAATTCCGAGTGACATACATCAACAAGGATCGGGAAAACCTGTACATCAATCGCATTGCAAGATGTGCCTTGACGAAGATTGGCGTGTCCTACGGAGAAAGTCCGTTTGTTACCTTCCAGCCAGATGAGGGCGGTGCTGCACCTACCAAGACAACGCTGACACTTGACATGACAGAACTTGAAATCCTCACGCAAGATCGCATCGATCAAGGATTCTGAACATGGCGTATTTCTCTTACTTTCCGTCATTGTCGTATGCCTTGGACAAGGATGACCTGTCCAAGTTGATCGTGGCCAAGGACATAACCGTCCGTGCAAAGATCAGCGAATACTTCAAGAATGCGGCAATCACCTCTTTGCCATACGAAATACAAGACGGAGAGCGGCCCGAAACTCTTTCGCACCGAGTTTATGATCGAAGTGACTTGCATTGGCTCATTCTGCTGTTCAACGAAATACAGGATCCAACCTTTGAATGGCCATTGTCTTCGGCTGAACTAGAAAGTCACATCGCACAGAGATACACAGGTTATTCAATCTACTATCCCGATACGGCAAGAATCACCGACGAATTCCAAGAGCAAAATACAACCATCCTCGCGGGGGCAAAGACAATTCATCAAATCCTATCAGGAGGTTCCACCATCAGCGCAAGCATAGTCAAGTGGAATCCAACATACAACGAAATCGTCATTACAGGGGATGATGCAGCAAAGTTTGATTCTTCGTATGAATATCCCGAATCCCTTGATGGGTATGCACGATTTCATGTCGATGGCGATGAAACCAAGACAATTGCCTTTGCCAGAACGGTTCCATATGAATATGCGGTCAACCATTTTGAAGACACGGACGGAAATGTGCTTGATCCTAGATCAGGACCACCTTCAGACCCCACAAGCACATCTTCCATTCTCAATCGCTACATCACCCAAGTAGGGTATTCCGAGCCGCTTGAGGTCACGAATCGTGTTCAGGAATTCAAAAACAACGATGATCGTCGGCTAATAAGAGTCATGAAGCCGGAATTCATCAGCCCGACACTTTCGCAGTTCAGAACCATCTTCAAGTGACATAAATGCAAGTTCCCAATGACAAGATTCTGAATCCCGGCGACATTCTGATTGACTCGCTGACCATACAGTCGGCAGCGGGTGCGACCTTGGATGTCAAGGGACAATTTGTGTCCATCAACATCTATGAGGACATGTTTGCCAACGGGGTTTCGGGATTCCTTGTCCTCATCGATTCCCTGAACTTGCTCCGTTATTTGCAGATCACGGGAAGGGAAACTCTCAAGGTCACATTCATAACGCCGGGTGACCAACCAGGAATGGATGAATACATCGACCGCGAATTCAGCATCTACAAGGTGACCACGGACCTGAAGATGGCAGGCGGCGGAAAGAAACTCGTCCGTCTTGAATTCGTGTCCAAGCCCCTGTACGAAAATACAAAACAAAGACTGTCTCGTTCCTTCAACAATATGTCCTATAGCGACATGGTTACCACGATCATGTCTGATACATTTGGCGTTGAAGTGAATGCCTGTCCGACATTGGGAAAGAGGAATATCATCATTCCCAACTGGAATCCAATGTATGCCATAAGTTGGCTTGCAAAGCGTTCCGCCGCCGAGTATTCGCCCGAGATGTGCGATTATGTGTTCTTTGAGAATCTTGAGGGAACATATCAGTTTCTTCCATTGTCGCTGCTGAAGTCAAGAACTCCAAGCGTCAAGTACCACCACACACCCACGGCAAGGAATCCCGAAACAGGCGGGATTTACATGAAGAAGGAATTCTTCAACATTCTTTCCTACTCCGTGAACTCCCGTGGCGACAAGATGCGAGAGATTGCTTCAGGCGTGTATAGCAACAACGCCGTGTCGCTTGACATCATTGGCAAGCGAGCCAACATGGAGATTTATGCCTACTTCTCGCAGCGAAAGAGAATACCGACCATTTCAGAACACCCCTTGGTTCCCACTCTCTCGGATGATCTTAGCCTGAACATCGGTGCGTATCAAAAGTTCTTCCCCAAGCATTCTTTCAGGTACGACGGCGTGGAAGACAATGATGAACTTGAGGTTGTTTCTACCAGAAGGCAGTCACAGATGAATGCCTTTAGGACACATAGCCTGACGATTGATGTCAATGGAGATTCCAGAAGAAGAGCGGGAGAAGTTGTATCAATTGACATCCCGAGCGTGGAGAATCCAAAGAACAAGGACGATTGGTTTGATCCATTCCTCTCTGGTAAATACATGATAACGAGCATCCTACATGAGATAGGCGATGGAAGTTACAACATGAAGATGGAAGTAATGAAGGATGGCTATGACGAGAAACTTGCGGATCAGCAATCCTTTGGTGTAGACGGGACGATTTGAACATGATCAACGAAATGCGAGACAATCCCAATGACTACATGGGAAAGATGGACTTCGTGTGGTGGCACGGAGTCGTGGAAGATGTAAACGATCCGCTAAAACTCGGGCGGGTGCGTGTGCGGGCGTATGGGTTTCATACAAACGACAAGTTGCTGATTCCGACAGAATCCCTTCCATGGGCAGCGGTGATGCAGCCAATTACAAGCGCAGCCATGAGCGGAAAAGGACAGTCTCCCACAGGATTGCTTCCCGGTTCATGGGTTGTAGGCTTCTTCCGCGATGGTCCCCATGCACAGGATCCCATCATCATGGGAAGCATAGCCGGGTGGCCGTTTCCCGATGTCAATACGGGAAAGTACAAGGATCAAGAGATCGGTTTCAACGATCCAAGCGGCAAGTACCCGCTTGATGATTATCTTGGGGAGCAGGATACGAATCGTCTTGCAAGAGGCGTAACCGGTGCCGATCTGGACAAGACAATCGTAAAGAGCAAGTTGGATTCAAGGATTCCCAAGGTTCCAGCAGGAATCACGGGAGAGTGGTCAGAGCCTGCTACCCCTTACGGTGCAACCTATCCCCACAATCATGTCTACGAAAGCGAATCCGGTCACCTGTTTGAGGTCGATGACACAGAAGGCAAGGAAAGGCTTCATCGTTATCACAAGAGCGGTTCGTTCGAGGAAATTCATCCTGACGGATCAAGGGTAACAAAGATCATCGGAAATGACTACGAAATAACCATCGGATCAAAGTCAGCGATGATCAAGGGAGATGTCCTGTATACCAACGAAGGCAGGGCAAAGTTCAAGGTTGGCAAAGATTTCTATCTAGAGGTCGATGGTGATGTCAGAACCTTGGTTCATGGCAATGTCATCATGCATACCAAGGGAAGTTTTGTGCATCGGGTATCGGGCTCATATACGCTTGCAAGCGGCGGAAACATGACCTTTGTTGCCCCGAGAATTGACCTGAATCCAGAAGGACTCAATCCATCTACCGTAAGCGTTGGTGGCCTCGACAAGATTCAGAAGAGAAGGGTCGAATTCCCTGATCCCGCAAACCCTGCGGCCACAACATCCGTGCCTTCTTTGCCACCCGCTTCGCTTTCCGGTGTCGTTGCCGGAAACACAAACAAGAACAGCGTATTGCAGCAGCAGTCGGCAGGAACCATTTCACAAGGCGCTATCGCCTCGGATACTTCGGCAGTTTCCGACACGGTGGTCACGACTTCTGCTACGGATGTTACGGACACCACGGCAACAGTCACATCCTTGGATGGCAAGGCCGCTCCTGCGGTCCCATCCGAAGTGGGTGGTGTGCAGTACCTTGGCTCAACTAACATTCAACTTCCGAGAATACCGACAGACATCGGGCAGATTGCCTTGCTTGCAGCGGCAGCCGGTGCCGCAGCCGCTGCTGCTTTCCAAGATGAATCCGATTCTCAGCAACAGGCAACCAATGAACCCGTTGCTGCGGTTGCATTGCCTCCACTTCCTCCCCCTTCTCCCGGAGTTCAGGATACACGGGTTGTCATGGGTTCGGCAGGAGGAACAGGAGCAGCGCAGGAAGCAACAGGTCTTCCCGGCCTGCCTACGGTCAGTCTCTATGCAGTTCCCGGCGAAGCGGCTACGCTACTTCAGGGCTACCCCGGTCAGACTGGAATCGGAAACACCGATCCTTCGTCCGACTTGCCAACAGTCACTCCGCTGCCGAGCGTACCCGTGCTTGCCTTCCCTGCGGAGTTCGCACAGCCAGTCATCCTTCCCGATGTGCTTGACGGAGGCGCATTCTGATGACAGGGGAGTATCTGTGGCAGGGGAAGTACAAGGTAATATCGGAAGTCGATCCAAGCACCTACTACCCAAACGGGATAGTGGAGTCCTCTGAAGATGAGTCCGAAGATATTCCTTGCATTCGCATTTCATTTCCAATAGCAAACAACAACGCATTCTTCAATACAGGAAATGACCTGAATTTCGTACAGATACCGATCTATTTCGAGCAACAGGACATTACCGACGATGTATTTTGGAAATTTTCGGTTATACAAAATCCTTTGTTTGTGGGAGGGGGTGGATTTGGCTTGGGTGGATGCACGGGTGTTTCGATATCAGATCCTGGTTTCTTGATAGTGACTGGCGATTTCTCCCCCGACATGGTTCTGAATGTTGACACAGGAAAGTTGACGGGTAGGACGGGAGAACTTGATTTCTACGCCTCCTCCCTGAACATTCCCCCCGACTACGAGATAGATGAACAGAACTATGGGACAGTCGGCTCGGCATCCTACTTCAGGAATGGAGTGGGGTTTGGAATCCCCGTTTCCGTCACCGTCCGTGCTTTCGACAAGACCGATCCATCGATCCACATAGACACAACCTTTACCTACACTCTGAGGAACAACTGGTCCTCCGATAGAGATAGTTTGATCCTAAATATCAAGAATCAATTCTATGTGGATGGCAAACCCGCCACCAATCTTGAATATTTGGAGGCGCAGAAGGCCAAGGGATTCTTCCCCGGGCCACCTTAAGGAACAACAATGCCAGCAGCACACAGACAAGGCGACATCTGCACAGGACACGGATGCTACGGACCAAGACAGAACATTTCTTGGTCTACGAATGTCTTCGTGAACAACAAGGGCTGGCACCGTCAATTTGACAATTGGGGAACCCATTGCTGTGGTCCGTTTTGCCACAAGGCACACACCGCAGAGGGCTCTTCGATGGTTTTTGTGAATAGCCGTCAGGCAGCACGGATCGGAGATCCCCTTTCCTGTGGTTCCGCTGTCGCCACAGGAAGCAAGAATGTCTTTTGCGGAGGATGAGAGATGTCGTCATCTGATACAGGAAATTTCGACCTTTGGATGAATGTTGGCACCGCGATTTTCGCGATGATCGCTGGAATGTTCACCGGGGCCGCATACCTTCGCAAGAAGATGACCTTCTGGAAGAAAGAGGAGGAAAAGGGTGCGGCAATCACCGTTGATGACATACGCAAGTATGGTCAGGTGCAGGAACTCATTACCACTCTGCGAAACATGACCGGAGCGGACAGAACGCAGATCCTGCAATTCCACAACGGAGGAAAGTTCCTTGATGGCTCGTCCATGAAGAGAATGTCTGTTACCCACGAATCCTGCCGTCAGGGAGTTGCCTACGAGTACATGCATATGCAAGCCGTGCTTGCAACCTTGCTTTGGGAAAAGATTGAACTGGTCAAGAAGGACGATTCTCAGATTCACTTCACCAAGAATCTCACAGATTCGACTCTGAAGACCTACTGCCGAAGCAAGGGAACAGAGGCTTTCTCCATTCTTCCGATTCGCAAGGACAATATGTTGATAGGCTTCATAAACATCGACTGGCTTGATGCGGAAGAAGTTCCAAACAAACCAATAGATTTTGCAAATGTGTTCGAGGAGTATCGCGGATACATCGAACTGCAACTCGCAAAGGACACGGCGGATGGCCACTAACTGGCGCAAAGACCCGATTCTTTCCTTTTCGGATATCGATATGGATTTGACCAAGGATCCATTGACCGAAGATGTCACTTCAATAACTGGAGAAGAAGTGGTCAAGCAGTCCCTGAAGAACTTGCTTCAATTCAAAAGATATGAGAAGCCGTTTCATCCAGAGATAGAGTCGGGCATTACCGATTTGCTGTTTGAGCCTGTTTCTCCGATCATAATGATACAGATGAAGAGAAAGATCACGGAACTGATTCAGACATACGAACGGCGGGTTCGTGCAGTACAGGTGGACATTTTCGATCTGATGGATGAAAATTCATATAGGATCGATGTTCAATTTCAGGTTCAGAACAAGGTTGATGTGTTTCGTGCCACGGTTATCGTGGAGAGGATCAGATGACAACTCCCAACTTGCCAGTAGACAATCTCGACTTTGACTCAATCAAGACAAGCCTGAAGGATTTCCTCAAGGGTCAGGACAAGTTCAAGGACTATGACTTTGAGGGTTCGGGGATGA